CTGCGTTGACACAGGCTAATACCTTGACTAGCGGACATGAGCTATCACGAGACGGTCGGTCGACGCGTGGCAAGGGCAAGAGCCGTTGTCCCTGACTTAACAGCGAAGGAATTAGGTCGTCTCGCCGGTGTTGCGTCGACTGCGCACGTCGGAATGCTCGAACGGGGTGACGTGACAAAGCCGTCTGCGATACTCGTCGTGAAGCTCGCCGCGGCCCTTGGCGTGTCGGCGGAATGGCTCGTGAACGGGGTCGGGAAGTTCGATCCTGATGCGGTTCGAGCGTCGATTGAGAAGCGTCGCGCGGCTGACACGACTACCAGTGAGGGCAGTAAGCGGCTCGCTGAATTTCTGCGGCGCAAGAAACTCACTGTGACCGCGTTTTGCGAGCGTCATCCTGAGTTCACGCGTCAACAGATCTCGCGGCTCATCGCTGGTGAGCGTGGCGGGAGTATCAGCGCGAAACTCGCGTTCGCGTTGTCGCGTGCCACTGATGGTGCCGTGCCTGCCGACTGTTGGATCCGAGAAGCGTCTTAGTCCCGTCGTCCGTCTGGTCGTTGTGTCGTCCTGTGATCGAGTGGGGTGTCTTCGATGGGTCGAGTCGTCGCGTCGGTGGTGTCCGCAGTGGGTCTCTCTCTCGTCTCCGCGTGGGTCATGTACCGCGCACGCGTCGAGGAGCGTCGACAGCGGCTTCGATTCCGTGTCCACGAAGCCCGCGCACGAGAACGTCGCGAGCGCACACGCGAGACCGATCTTTTTCGCGCGGGTGTCGATCGCGAGGACAGCACGCCGCGCGGCGATCATGGAACCTCGGCGGAGACCGATGCAAACCCAACTCCGGGCCAGATCACTGATTTGGGCCGATATCGCGAGAGCGGGCTCGATCAAGGCGAGCCGATGGAGGGCGAATAAATGTCTCAGCGCGCCATCACCACGCTCGATAATTTCGATCGTAGCTTCGCAGAGGCGTACTTCTACGAGCGCATAGCACCGGAACCCAATAGCGGGTGTTGGCTCTGGACCCTCGCGTCTGACGGTAGCGGATACGGCCACGCTTACTTTCCGGGACGGGGCAGAATCAAGGCTCATCGCCTTGCATGGCTGCTGTTCTGCGGAAATACGTACGGCCAGTCGGTTCTCCATCGTTGCGACACTCCACCGTGCGTAAACCCTTCGCATCTGTTCCTCGGAACTCACGACGACAACATGGCCGATCGGAGCGCCAAGAACCGGCAGGCTCGTCATTTCGGCGAGAGTAACCCTCGCGCAAAACTCACGATCGAACAGGTCAGAGAGATACGCGCTCTCGTCTCTAGTGCCGGTACGCGCGCACTTGCAGATCGCTTCGGTGTGACGATCGAAAACATTCGGGCCATCGTGCAAGGCAAGACTTGGCGACGTGACGTGTCGGCTTACCGCGACGGGGGTCACCGTGACGTTGGTTAAACGCTGCACCGTCTGCCGCATCGAGCCGCAAGCGATCGTGCTCAGTAACACCAAATTCGAATGGCGCACGTGGTGTTGGCCTTGCCGTCGACGAGAAGCGCTTGCGGCGAGACGGAAGCGTCAGGCCGCAGCACACGCGCGACTGAAAGCGAAGGTGTCATCGTGACGTTGGCTAGACCCGCTGACTGCGACTGGTGCGGCAAGCCCGCTACGAGGCGCGACGAGAACAACGGCCCGACATGCGCCGATTGCGATCGCCTGTACAAGGACGACGCCAAGAACGCGACGCGGCACGAACGCATGCGACGCGTGATCATGGTGAACAACGCAACGCGGATCTTCGACGTCGCGCGAACGCTCACCCCGCCGTGGACGCTCGAAGACCTCGTTGTCGCGTGCTGGAAAGCGCATCCCGATCAATTTGGGATGCAGGGGCGTCGCAACGAGTACCCGTGCTCACAGTCGGTGCTGTCGAAGGTGTACGGCGACCGTGGGTTGATTCGCCGCGGGCTCGTCGTGTGGATCGCGCAGAACCAATACACGGCAAAGGTGGCGAGCCGTGGCTGAGATCAAGCTCGATACGTCGGTGCGAATCGTGGGTAGCGAGGTGCGGCTCTGGTGTCGCTACTACGACCCGCTCTCGGAACGTTGGAGCCGACTATACCCGTCGAAGTTCGAAGCCCTCGAAGCCGCTCGGCGTGAACTCGCGTGCAGGGTGTCTTGAAGCCGAAATCGAAGCGCCCACCGGCGCAGAAGTGAGGAGTGGAATGGCAACGACGTTTGATGAATTGATCCAAGAACTCGACTCGGGCATGGCGAACACCGAGCTGTCTCGCGAGATGCGCGACATGATCAAGACGCTGCAATCGCGGTCTCTCGAGGTCGGCAAGGCGAAGGGCGAGATCAGCGTGAAGCTGAAGTTCGCCGCGGAGAATAATGGCCGCGTCGACGTGTCGTATGAAGCGACGGTCAAGCGCCCCGGGCCGCGCAAGGTCAGTGAAACGCGGTGGATCGGCGAGAAGGGCAATCTCTCCGAAAGCGATCCCCGTCAATCGTCGTTGCCGCTTCGCGTCCCCGGCATGGGAACGGGCGTCACGGAAAAGGCGGGTGCGTGATGGACGAGAACACTCTGAAGTCGATGCACGACCTCGTCGCGAAACACTTCGAGCCGACGGTGCTCGAGGTCGAAGCGGGCAAGGTCATCGTCACGTCGAACAATTCCGAAGTCCACGACCTCGAGGAAATTATCGAGCGTGCACAGCCGTACACGCGGCGCCCGATGGGTCATTCGACGCATCACACGCTCGCGTCGCTGATCGCTCATGCGAAGCGGTACAAGGACGATGATGCCGTTGCGTTCTGCTCCGTCGACGTGACCAGTCCCGGAATCACGACGGTGTACGACTATCACCCGGTCCAGGAAAACAAGGGCGGACACCGCGATTTCAAGGCGCACTACTCGTTCCCATTCTCTACGCAGTGGAAACGCTGGACGAGCAAAGTTGGTAAACAACTTAGCGTCAAGGACTTCGCCGAGCTGCTCGAGGACGGCATCGGAGACATTGCGACACCGGGCGAATCGTCGCCTCAACTTCCCGGCGTTCGCTACGCCACCGGCGCCGAACTGCTCACCCTCGCCGAAGGGTTGACCGTCCGCATCGAACAACGCGTGGTCAACCAACGCAAGGCCGACAACGGGACAACGACGCTCGTCTTCTCCGAAGAGCACTCGAGCGAGAAGGGCGAGCCGCTCAAGATCCCCAATGGCTTCCTACTCGGAATCCCGATTTTCACCGGCGGTGTGCCCTACGGAATCCCCGTGCGATTGCGATACCGCGTCGCAAACGGCGCAGTGGCGTGGTCGATCGCACTCCACAATGCCGACAGGTGTCTCGAGGACGCCATCGCCGAAGCCGCGAACAAGTTCGCAGCGGAAACCGGCTTGCCAGTCTTCACAGGGACATCGGACCGCTAACCATGGACCCTCGCGACGCCATTCAAGACGACTTGCTCGAGCGCGCTCGACAGCTTGCCCGTAATGGCGTTCGCGAGGTGTTGATCCAACTCCCGACGGGCGGGGGTAAGGGCGTGATGATCACGAAGGCGACGACGCGGTGTGTCGCCGCTTGCAAACGTGCACTCGTGATCGTGCCACTCATCGTTCTCGCCGAGGACATGCACCGGCGACATCTTCAAGCCGGAATCCGCGCGGGGCTCGTGCAGGCCGACAACAACACGGACCCCGACGCATGGATTCAGATTGCGACGATGCAGACGCTTGCGCAGATGTCGCCGCGTCCCGCTGCTGACCTCGTCATCGTCGACGAAGCGCGCCACGCGGCGTCGGACAAGCTGCGCGCGCTACTCGCCGAGTATCAGGGCGCGAACATGCTCGGATTCGACGCCACGCCCGAGCGCCAAGACGGCAAGCCGCTCGGCGACATCTTCCGCGCGATTGTGCAGGGGCCGAGCGTGAAGGAATTGCAGCGGCTCGGTGCACTCGTGCCGTGTGAGGTGCTCGCGCTGGCGGACAAGACGCGGCAACTCGCCGCGGACCCCATCGAAGCCTATTTGCGACACACGCCGAATACTCGCGCGATCGTCTTTGCGTCCGATGTGGCGCACGCGAGCGAAATCGAGCAGCGCGCGACGGCTGAGGGACTCACCGCGGCTGTGATCGTAGGGACGACGTCTCGGCGTGAACGCGAGCGTCTCCTGAATCTCGACCCGCAAATCATTGTTGGCGTCGGTGTGATGCGCGAGGGGTGGGATAGGCCGCAAGTCGAGACTGTTGTGCTCGCGCGCGCGTTCGATCACGTCTCAGGGTGGCTGCAATGCATCGGGCGTGGGTTACGAATTCACCCCGGGAAAACCCGCTGCACCGTTCTTGATCTCGCGGGCTCCGTCCACCTGCTAGGACTCCCCGACGAAGACCGCACATGGCACCTGGAAGGGGCCGCGGCGAGGCGCACTGAGAACGCGCTCGTAATTCGTCGTTGCCTCGAATGCGGGTGCGTCTACCGAGAAGCCGCGGTGTGTCCTCGATGCGGGGCGACGGCTTCGCGAGCGCGCAAAGTCAAACGCGTGCTCTCCGCGGCCGAGCGCATGTCACGAATCGAAGCCGTCGAGGACCCCGTAGAGAGGGACAAGAAACGATTCGCCGCACTGGTCAAGCAAGCGTTCTCGTGGGCGCCACCGGGGCGGGCCACGCACATCGCTCGAGCGCAGTTCGTGAAGAAATACGGAAGGGCGGCGCCGCTGTGAATCCGCACTCGCAACTGTGCCGCGAAATTGAAGTCGAGTTGTCGCGAATGCCCGACGTCTACGTCACCGGCAACGCGAGCGGCGTCGCGTACTATCAAGGTGCGCGGGTTGGGTACGGCGCATTTAGCCCGGGGGCGCCGGATTTGCTGGCTGTCGTGGGGCCACACGGGCGATTGGTTGCGATTGAGTGCAAGACGGGCGCGGCGCGGCAAACGGTAGTGCAGCGGAAGTGTCAACAAAGGCTTGAGCGAGTTGGCGTGAAGTACGTCGTCGCGCGAACGGTCAACGATGCTGTGGAGGCGGTTCGTGGATAATCAAATCGTAAATGTAGATATCGGCAAGATCACGATTCCGAGCGGACGTCGTCCATTGAAAGACACGCGATCACTCGCACAATCAATCGAAGAAGTCGGGCTCCTCAATCCAATTACTCTTACCGAGAAGCGAGTGCTCGTCGCGGGCCTCCATCGGCTTTATGCAGCGCGCGCACTGGGGTGGAAACGCATCCCGGCGCGCCTCGTGAAGCTAGATTCGCTGCACGCAAAGCTTGCCGAGATTGACGAGAATTTGTTTCGGAATGAGCTGACAGTGCTCGAGCGAGGTGAGCAACTGGCGGAGCGAAAAGAGATTTACGAGGCGTTGCATCCGGAGACCAAGCCAGGAAAGTCGCAAGTACGGGCTATGCACAAGGCTCGCGGTATCGATGTGAACGAATCAAATTCGCCCACATTCACGGCGAATACTGCCGGGATCACGAATGAGTCGATTCGCACTATCGAGCAACACGTCCAAATCGCCACGTCCATCCCCGACGACGTCAAAGAGAAGATTCGCGACACCGACGTTGCGAACAGCAAGACGGATCTGCTCGCACTCGCGCGTCTCAAGAAGCAGCCAGAGAAGCAGCTAGCTGTCGCCGAGGAGATTGCCACTGGCAAGGCAGGGTCGGTGAAGGACGCGGAGGCAAACATCAAGCGCGACGCAAAGGAAGCCGTCGCAGAGAAGCTCCGCGCAGAGCCGCCCCCGGTGCCAACGGGACCACATCGCGTAATCGTGATGGACCCCCCATGGCGTTACGAATCCAGAGCGGCTGACCCCACGCATCGCGCTGCCAATCCGTATCCGGATATGTCGCTCGATGAAATTCGCGCGCTACCCGTCGTCGATCTCGCTCACGACGATTGTGTGCTCTGGCTCTGGACCACGAACGCGTTTCTACGCGACGCGTTCACGCTTCTAGATGCGTGGGGTTTCACTTCAAAAACGATTCTCACCTGGGTGAAGGACCGCATGGGAACAGGCGACTGGCTTCGCGGCAAGACTGAGCATTGCATCCTCGCCGTGCGCGGGCGTCCGACGGTCATGCTTACGAACCAGACGACGGCGCTTGTGGCCCCCATGCGCGAACACTCGCGCAAGCCCGACGAGTTCTACGCACTCGTCGATGCGTTGTGCCCGGGAAGCAAGCTCGAAATGTTCGCGCGTGAGTCTCGCGAAGGCTGGCAACGCTGGGGCGCTGAATCGGAGAAGTTTAATGCCGCGTGATGAGTTCGATCGCGCCCTAAAATGGGGACTCGACGGAGAACGAGAAATTGGAATCGCTCTACGCAAGCGAGGCGGTCACATTATCAGCACGCATGGTGCGCGTGATCGTTACGTGCTTGGCGTCGACGGAGAGTGGCAGCCGGCACAGCCTGATTTTCAAATCGCTGCCAACGATGGGCTTCGCTTCATTGAGGTGAAGCGCAAGCAGCGGGCGACATTTTACCGAGACGCTTGCACCACCGATACCGGCGTCAATTTATCGACGTTTCGCGGGTACGTACAACACAAGCGACTAACCCAGAGGCCGACATGGATTGTCTTCATCCATGAGCACGAGGACGTAGTTATCGGAAATGAACTCGACGCGCTAGTGGCATGCATTCGCGAGAGCCCGGCGTCTAACGGGATGCCTGATATGGCTTATTGGTCATTCGATCAGCTTCTCGAGCTGGCGAAGTTGACGGAGCTACGATCGGAGCCGCCGACGTTTATCCCTCCAGAATCCGACCCAATACGTCAGGCACTGATTCTTGGCGAAACGAAGGCATTGCGCTCGCCTTACGAGGTGATGAATCGCGCGAAAGAGAAACCAGGCATCGTGCCGTTTCTTGTCTCTCGAGGGAACTTCACACGGACAATAGAAGTCGACGAAAAAAAGCGGGTAACGCTGTTTGGTCGACCGCGAAATCCAACCGCAACCTTCGATCACAGCGAAGAGGTCCTTGCGTGTCAGGTCATCGACGGCGAGTGGTGTCGGATTGACGGTCAAGATTGCCAGCGAATTGCAGACAAGGATATCGAACACGCGTGGGCGCGGCAGATGTCTCGGCGCGGGCGGGTGCTGAAAAAGGTCGACACAACTGCGACGCTAGCAGCGGAGATAGGAGAAAGAATGTCTCCATCCGATCGCGCTCGCACAAGGGCGTGGGTCGATGGGGTGGCGGAGCGGCGGAAGTACCAGAATCAAACATGGTGTCCGACGCACGGCGGACGCGAGAGCGCGTGCTGTGACTTAGCGCGACCGACCGAGGTGCGCCCATGACCTGGTTCAAACTCGACGACCAGGGAGCGTTTCACCGGAAGGTTTTGGCGGCCGGTAACGAGGCGTATGGGGCCCTCGTTAGGATGGGGCAGCACTCATCCGCGCAGCTCTCGGATGGGTTTGTGGACGACGCTGCAGCGCTGTTAATTGCAGGTCGCGCAGACGTCATTTCGCGTCTTCTGCAAGTAGGATTTCTCGAGCAGGCCGACGGTGGATACGTGATTCACGACTTTCACGACTACAATCCGACGTCGGAGGAAGTAAAACGCACCCGAGAAAGTCGAAAGGAATCGGGGCGTCGCGGAGGGCTTAGCAAAGCGCTAGCAAACGCCAAGCAAAGTCCTAGCAAACGGCTAGCAAACGCTAAGCACGTTGCTACAGCGTTGCCAGAACATGTTTCTAGCAAAAGTCTGCCCCGACCCGACCCGGCCTTTAAATCCCCCCCTAAGCCCCCCCCAGGGGTGGCGACGGCGCAAGCGCCGGCTGAACCAAACCCCGAGCCCATGAGCCCGAGTGAACTGGCCGCGAGCGCAATTTCGCTGCCTTGGCGCCAGAAAACGCCGTCAGAACCGCCGCCGCCGAACGGTGCAAGCCATGGCTGACGGCACCACTGGCCACGTCCCACCGCACGATTTGGACGCTGAAAAGTCGGTGCTTGCGTCGATTCTGCTCGAGCCCGAAGCGCTTGGCGAAGTCGAAGCCGTGCTCAGCCCCGGCGAGTTTTACTACCCGACGAACGCCACGATTTTCGACGCCATGCGGGCCACGAAAGCCGCAGGTGCACCCGTCGACTTGGTCACCGTCAAGGCCGCACTCGAAGCCAGCGGACGGCTCGCGGCAGTCGGTGGCGTGGCGTACCTGGCGAGCCTGACGGACGGTGTTGTCACGTCGGCCCACGTCGTCGCCCACGCTCGACTTGTCGCCGACTTGGCCCAAGTGCGGCGCATTGTGTCCACAGCGCTCGCCGTCACGGCCAAGGGGTTCGGCGATCGCGGCAACGTGTCCGAATTCGTGTCGTGGGCCGAGAAGCTCACCGCGTCGGCATGCGAGCGGCGAACGCGCACCGGATTGCGTCCGCTTGGCGACTTCGTCCAGCAAAGTTTCGAGCGGCTCGAGAACGCTGGCGGCGACAAGAGCCCGGGCATTGCGACTGGGTTTCACGACGTCGACGCGCTCACCCACGGCGTGCACAATGGGCAGCTTGTTGTGATCGCTGGACGGCCGCGTATGGGCAAGTCGTCGCTGGCGTTGAACGTCGCGCACAACGTTGCCAATCGCGGGATCGGCGTCGCAATCTGGTCGCAAGAAATGCCCGGGCGAGAGTGGTCGGATAGGGCGCTCGCGTCGAGTGCGAACGTCGATCAATCGAAACTACGCGGGCTCACGCTGAGCCGAGACGAGTTCACTCGGTTCACGCAAGCCGGCAACGAAGTGTTTCAGCTCCCGGTGTGGATTGACGAAGGGTGCAACATCACGCTGTCCGAGATTGCGTCGAAGGCGCGTCGCATCGTCCGCAAGCATGGTGTGCGCATGCTCGTCGTCGATCACCTCGGGCTCATGGATCACGAGCGCTCACGTGAAGAGCGCAGCGACGAAGCGATTGGACGCACGACGCGTGGGCTCAAGGCGCTCGCCAAAGAACTCGACGTGCCTGTGGTGTTGCTCTGTCAACTCAATCGCGAGTGCGAGAAAGAGCGGGACAAGCGTCCGCAGCTCGCACACCTTCGCGGTACCGGTGACATTGAGCAAGACGCGGACGTCGTCATGTTCATCTACCGCGACGAGGTGTATCACCGCGCCTCGGCGGACAAGGGCGTTGCCGAGCTGCACGTAGCGAAGCAGCGCAATGGGCCCGAAGGGATCGTGCGATTGGCGTTCAACTCAGCGCTCACGCGTTTCGAATCGCTCGCGGAGAACGACGCGCGACGTGAAGCGCCAGAGCCAAGGGCACGTGCGCCGCGTCGCGAACGCAAGAGCCAACGCGACTACTACCCCAACGCCGCAACGGAAGGAGCAAGCAGGCCGTGAGCCTGGACCCGAAAAGTTCCGCGGCTCGATTCCTTGCTGGAGTGAATCCTAGCCACGTTGGAAAAAATGTTCTGCTCGGCGAGCGGCAATACCGACTCGATAAGAAGCTCGGCGAGGGTGGGACGTCGATTGCGTATCAAGCGTCTCCGTCCGCGGTGGTGAAGATCTCGAAACCGAAGCACTTGCGAATCGGCAGGACCGACGGTTTTGACGAGGAGAGCACGGCGCTTAAAGCGCTCGCTGGCGTTGATTCTGCGGTGCCGAAGTTCTACGGCATCGGTCAACTCGAAGGCACCACGACAAAAGCTTTCGTCATGGAGTTTAGAAACGGCAAACCGCTTGGCCCGGTGCCTGCGTGGGTGTTGCCACGACGTCCTGAGACTGCGGCAAGCGTCGCGCGAGTGACGTTGAAGTTGGCGACTGCCCTCGAGCGTATCCATGCGCGCGGGTGGTTTCACGGCTCCATCCACCCTGGGAACATTCTTCGCAGCGGTGAGGCGGTTACGCTGCTGGACTTCGAATTGTCTGCGCGCATCGGCAGCACAAGCGGGGACACTGCGGACGTTCGCGCTCTCGCTGGCGTTGCGATCTACTTGCTCACCGCGACCGGCGACGCGCGACGCCCGCAAACAGTTCGGCAGATAAGCGATCTGCGGCTGGCGGATGTGCTTGCGCGTGCTCGTGCTGTGTCGAATCGCGAACCGATCAACACAGCGGGCAAACTGCGCGCCGAACTCGTGTCCCACATGGAGGCCATCGCATGAAAACTTCGTCCAAACTTCGCGCTGCCGACCCGCTACCCGGCCGCTACAGTTCCGGGGGGCCGAAGGCCATGCGAGCTCGCTTTTCTAACCCGGACGGGGGCGACAGTGGCGTCACCCGGTAGGGAGTCTCCAAAATCCGAGGGCCAGCGGCGGCTCCACGCGCTCGGCCTGAGCCTCGACGAGATCGCGAAGGCCGTCGGCACCACGACGGGCCCGGTAAGCCGCTGGTTGACCGGACAGCGCACCCCCGACGATACGCGACGGCGCGCGGTGGAGTCTGCGTACGGCATCCCGGCGACGTCGTGGGACCATGCGCCCGGGTGGGTTGAATCCGATGCGCCCACGGTGTCCGAGCAAGCCCGCGCCGACCTCGACGAGATCGAGCAGGTTGAAGAAGTCCTCGGCTCCGTCCGATCGAAACGGCGTTCGGCTGGGATCACGACGCAAGAACTCGCACGGCTCGCGGCATCGGAGGGGCAATTGATCGAGCGGCTCGCCCGGCTGAAACAACGGCAACGCGAATCGAAGCAGTTACTCGAAGCCACCATCGTCTACGCGCACCCGGCATGGCACCGAATTCGCGAAGCGATCTCGGCTGCGTTGAAGAAACACCCGAGCGTCGCGCGTGAGGTCGACGAAGCGCTCGCGAAATTGGGAGCGGCATAAATGGGGACATTCAAAGTGGGCGACGTCGTCGCGTTGAGATCCGATCGCACGCGGCCGATGGTGATTCACGAACTCCAAGAGACGCCGCGCCAATGCGTTTGGTGCACGTGGATGAAACCGGACGGCGAGATCGCGTATTACGGATTCAACCCCGACGTGCTCGCACACACGTCATACAAGGATGAGCCACGCGCATGACCACGTCGGCCAAGCGCGAAGCCGAAAAGCGTCGCGGGCAATCGAAGCCGCCCGAGCAGCCGCGCACCATGGTCGACGACATCCGCGCCATGCTCCGCGAGATCGTTGACTATCGCATCGAGTTCCCGTCGCCGGTGTATGCCGAGGACCCCGCCAAGTTCGCGCATGACATTCTCGGTGTCGAGACGTGGACGCGGCAGGTTGAAATGTTGCGAATGGTGCGCGACTACGATCGCGTCGCGGTGAAATCCGGCCGTCGCGTCTCGAAGTCCAACACCATCGGGATTCTCTCGGCGTGGTGGTACTGCTCGTTCCCGAACGCTCGCGTGATTCTCTCGAGCACGACGGCGCGCCAAGTCGACGGCATCATCTGGCGCGAGCTGTCGATGTTGAAAGCGCGCTCGGGCCGTTGCGTCGACTGCAAACGCGCGGACCCCGGCGGCTTGCGCATTGTGTCGCCGTGTCCGCACTCGTCGAAGATCGACGGCGAGATCGGGCAGCTCGCGCGCACGGGATTGAAGAGTTCAGATTTCCGCGAGGTCGTCGGCTTCACCGCACGCGACGCCGAAGCGATGCAGGGTATCGCGGGCTCGAAGCTGCTTTTTATCATCGACGAAGCTTCGGGTATTCCCCAACAGATCTTCGACGCGATCGAGGGCAACCGTGCCGGCGGGGCAAAGGTCGCGTTGTTCGGTAACCCGACGCAAAACTCGGGCGAGTTCTTTGACGCGTTCCATTCGAAGAAACGAGATTTGAAAAACGCTGACTCCACCGGTTACGCGACGATGACGATCTCGTCGGAGGAATCACCGAACGTCGTCGCCGGGCGAGAGTTGATCCCGGGACTGGCGACGCGCGATTACATTCGCGAGCGTGAAATCGAATGGGGCCGTGACTCACCCTTGTTTCAGGTTCACGTGCTCGGTGAATTCGCGATTGCAGAACACGGCGCGATCTTCTCGGTGCACTCGATCGCGGAAGCCCAGCAACGTTGGCACGACACGCCCGAAGCCGGTCGTTTGTTCGTCGGTGTCGATCCCGCGGGCGCAACGGGCACCGGCGACGACTCGGCGTTCTGCGTTCGTCGCGGTCTCAAGGTGCTCGAGATTGTCACCCGTCGCGGTCTCACGGACGAAGGCCATCTCGGCGAAATTCACGGACTGCTCAAGAAGCACCGATTGCCGCGCGAAGTCCCCGTGGTTGTGATCGATCGCGAAGGCAACATCGGCGCGGGACTGTTCGGTATGGTGCGGCAGTACGTCGAGGCAAACGGTGGCGCGTTCGAGGTCGTCGGTGTTCGTTCGTCGGACAAGGCGCTGCGTAACCCGATGATCTATGACCGCATGCGCGACGAACTCGCGGCTAACCTCGAAGGATGGTTTCGTGACGGCGGCGCAATTCCCGAAGACGCGAAGTTGCAAGAAGAGCTGCACGCGTTGGCGTGGGAGCAAATGGTCACCGGTCGGTTGAAGGTCACGAAGAAAGAGCGGCTGCGAAAATCGCTCGGCCGCTCCCCGGACCGTTACGACGCGCTCGCGTTGTCAGTGTGGGAGCCGCTGATCTTGCGCGACGACGATGCGGCGGGCGTGACTGGTCCATCGTCGCCGCTGTCGCCGTCGGCGAGAGGCATCGCCCGCGACGAGGAAGTGTTCGGTTCGGGAAGGGCGTTTGATCCGTATGGAGGTGGGTTTAGATGAGCAAGAATTACCCGTGCGACGAATGCGGCGCAGAGTCTGTTGACGGCTGCTGTGACTCATGCCGACAGTTGCAGCGGAAACTGATTTCCGAGTGCAAGAGACTTGCGAAGGCGATCTGGTGGACACTTCGGAAAGATATTTCCGCATGGGTAGAACTCGAGGGCGAGGACACATGGCACGCAGGCGTTTTTGACGGTCCTGGGCTTATCGTGTCCGCGTCTTCAAAATCCCCGGTTCGATGCGCCCCGACATAGTTGAACCGAAGGCTCGATTGCGCCGACGCCCAGTGAGCGACGTACGTCTCGAAATCGACTCGCTCACCACTCGGTCCCGGCCATCCATTACTCGTCTTCATTGCATCTGCCTTTCCTCGCCCAAATTCGTCCGGGCGAAAGTCATTTGGCTCCGAGCCGTGTCCATCCAGCCAACTGGACGACTTCCGGCGTCGTGAGCGGTTTCGGTTCGGGTCGTCGAGATGCGACCCATTCGTTGAAATCGTGGGCCGCGACGATCCATCGCTTGCCAATTTTCGAACCTCGAAGCTCTCCCGATCGACATGCTTCGACAAACGCGCGCGACGACACCGGCCCGCAATTCTCGGACGTGTAGTGCGTCGGTCCCGCTTGCACGCCGCGCAGCTCGTCAACGACGGCCCTCGCGATTGCTCTCGCCAGCAAGTTCAGCGCGCTTGCTGCTGCGTCGTTCGGAGTGTAGGCTCCGTCTTGCATCTGCCTTCTCCGCGCCTCGTCGGTTCGTCCCCGGCGGGGCGCTCGTCTTTTCAGCGCATGCCGCCGAGTGGGTTCATTGCGAGTGCGTTGCCGACGAACGACACCGAAAGCGGCTCAGCGCGACCGACGCCGCGGACCATGCTGCGGGCGACGTCCAGCACGAGAATCAACGTTGCACGTTGAACATTCGCGCCAGCGATCACTCTGTTCAGAGCGTTCGCGCTGATACCGAGGGTCGCGAGACGCAACTGCAGTTCAGTTCGATCGACGCTTCGAACGAGCGTGAGCGATTCGCCAGCGGCGAACGCAAGGTGCTTGGCATGTGTTGCGGTGTTCACGTGAGCGACACTGGCAGCGCTTCACGTGAAGGTCAGTGGACTCTACGGGTCCAGTGGTGGACCCCACGAGTCCATTGCTATTTGCGCGGGCGGTTATTTGGCTTCACAACGAGCGTTTTGTAGGTGCCGAAAAGCTGCGAACGAGGTTAATGAGGCTGGCGACGGCTCAAATGGCCGCGCTCGACAAGGTCGTCTATTGACCCCCGCCCGCCGCGAACTGCTCGCCGTGTTGCAGCGCACGACCGCGAAAGAGGTCGCGTTACGGTGTCGAGTGTCCGCGTCGTGCGTGAGCGAATGGGCCGCTGGAATCAAGCGGCCGTCGCATCGCGTTCGTGCCCGTCTCGAGTTCTGCTTCGGCATCTCGGTCGCGGGATGGTCTACCACCGGTAGTTAGCGAACTTCGCCGCGCGCGTAAAAATGCTCGTCACCCTCGGCACTCGTGGGGCTGACTCAGCGAGCAGCGGACGCGGTTAAGGCGCTTTTGGGCGTCTCTGCGTATTCGTTGCCGGACCCGTCGCTCCCCAGTCTCGACGACGTCGCCGTAGAACAAACGCGCCGCGCGTTCGGTGGGCAGCTCTCACAACTTCCAGGCACGCGCACTCGTTGGTACCTCGACGAACTCGAAGCGGCTGAGCACTCGGCCGACACCGGCGACATGTCCGGCCCCGCGCAACTCATGAACGCAGCGGGCGTCGACGGCGTCCTCGCGGGCGTCATGTCGACGCGCACCGCGGGCCTCGTGCAGCTCCCGAAACGCTTCCGCGGTCCGGCGAACATGGTCGACGCGTTGCAGCCTGGCGGAACTCGTGCGCGCAGCGTGTTCGACGAAATGTTTCCGACCGCGGAACTTGCGCAACTCGTCGCGGACGGCATTCGTCTCGGCGTCGGCATCGCGGAACTCGTTCCTGTCGAGGGTCGAGCGCATCCGGTGCTCGTTCGGTTGAATCCCGAGTTTCTCGTGTACCGGTGGAATGAGAACCGCTGGTACTATAGAAGCTTCGTCGGACTGCTTCCGGTAATCCCCGGCGATGGCCGATGGGTTCTGCATATCCCCGGCGCTCGCATGGCTCCATGGCGTTCGTCGTTGTGGCGTGCACTCGGCCGCGCGTACATCCGAAAGGAACACGCGTCGCTGTACAAGGACGCATGGGAAGCGAAGCTCGCTCACCCTGCCCGCGTCGCCGTAGCCCCCGCGGGATCGACCGAAGAGCAGCACCAGTCGTGGTTTCGCAAGGTGATGTCGTGGGGCGTCAACACGGTGTTCGCGCTCAAGCCGGGATACGAGGTCAAGCTCCTCGAGTCGAACGGCAAGGGGTACGAGTCGTTCCTTCGCACGATCGCTGACCAGAACAATGAATTCATCATCGCCGTGGCTGGCCAGACGGTCACCACCGACGGCGGCACCGGCTTCGCGAACGCGGACATTCACAAGACGATTCGCGCGGACCTGATCAAGGGCGACGGCGCTGCACTCGCGCACACGCTCAACACGCAGGGCATTCCGCAGTGGACAGTCACCATGTTTGGTGAAGACGCGCTCGCGGATTCGCCGACGGTGGAATGGGACACGGCGCCACCGAAGGACAAGACCGCCGAAGCTGCGGCACTCGTCACCGCGGCGAACGCGATCACGACGCTCACCGCGGCGCTCGCCGATCACGGACTCAAACTCGACGTGGATGCGATCGCGACGAAGTTCGGGATTCCCGTCCAAGCAATTCAAACGGCGCCAGTCGCCGCAAACGACGTGGCACCGGTCGTGCCGATCAAGGCGGCGGCATGAACGAGCAACGATTCGCGCCGCATGGTCCGCTCGCTGTCGCTCCCCGCGCGTTCGGCTTGTCGTTCGCATTGAGTGGTCCGCCGGCCAACGAGCAGCGCGGCGGCGTTTCGATCGTCGGGATTCGCGGTCCGCTCGTGAATCGCATCGACCCATTCTTCGACAGCTACGAAGCGATCAAGTCGCGCATTGCGGCTGCGATGGAAGACACCCCCCGCGGCGTCGTGCTGAGTCTCGACTCTCCTGGCGGCGTGGTCGCTGGCATGTTCGAAGCCGTTCGCGAGATTCGCGACATGGCGGCAAAGGCGAACGTTCCGCTTTACGCGTTCGTTGAGAACCAAGCGACGTCGGCGGCATTCGCGCTCGCGTGCGCATGTGGATTCATCGCGATGCCGGCCGCAGCTTCGGTTGGATCGATCGGCGTGATTGATGCGCTCATCGACACGACTGACGCGCAAAAAGCCGCCGGGATTCGCATTCAGCTGATCAAGTCCGGCAATCGCAAGACGGACGGCAGCGGATCGCCGACCGATGACGCGATTGTTGCGACGAAGGGTCGAGTCAACGCAGTGGCCGAGATCTTTTTCAATCTCGTCGCCGCTTCAAGAGGTCTGCCCGTCGAGGAAGTTCGAGCACTCGATGCGGACACGTTTGTGGGTGCCGAAGCGGTGGGCCGAAAGCTCGCTGACCAGGTCATGACGCTCGACGAACTTCTCGCGGCTGTTGCCGTCGGAACGGTGGAGACACCGAAGGGTGAAACAACGATGAAAGCCACGAAGGGCTACGAAGACGCAATTGCCGCGCTCCGCAAGTGTGCCGAGGGCGACGACGAGGAAGCCGCGAAGGCACGCAAGATGCTGAAAGCGGAACTCGCTGAGGACGACGCTCCCGCTAAGGAGCCCGACGGCGACGAGGCGAAGAAAGCAGAAGGCGACGAGGACAAGAAAGAATCCTCGAAGGCCGAAGACGCTCCCGCGCCCGAGGAAAAGAAGGACGACAAGGACGAAGCTAAGGCGATGGCCGTTGCTGCTCGTCTCGATCGGCTCGAGGCGGCACAGCTCGCCAGCGATCGAGCTGCATTGCTCGCCACGCGTCCGGACCTCGAGCCAGAGATGCGCAAGGTGCTCGCGTCCGCTTCTCTCGACGTCGTTCGCGACGCAGTGAAGACGCTCCCTAAGCGCGCGATCGTGAAGCCTGCCGCCGAAGCCATGGCGACGGGAACACGCGGCGAGGGACAGGGCGACCAGGGCAGCGTCGGCCGTTTGCCCCCTGCTGAGAAGCTCGCGCTCGACGTGGCGATGGGTCTCGTCGCGAGCGCTCCAACCGTTGAACACGACGGAACGAAGTTGAAGCTCGGCGTGTACGCGCCGGTCAAGGACGGTGCGCGATGACTGACAGAATGACTCGAGAGGAAGACTGGTCGTACGCCGCGTTCATCCTGACGAGCGGACAAACCGCCGTTAAGGGTGAAATGGCGTGTCTCGACACGTCGAACGGCAATGTCACCCCGGGCCAAGCGTCGACGACGCTGGTGCCGATCGGTTACTTCGGCGACGACGTGACCGGCGACGGAACGTTGACCGTTCGCGTTCGTTTGTTCCGTGAATCCAAGCTGCACTGGTTCGCGAACGACACGAACCCCAACAACGTCACCGCGGCGAACATCGGTTCCGAGGTCTACATCAAGGACTCGAAGACGGTCACGACCGCATCGAGCGGCAACTCGAAGGGTGGACGCGTCTGGGCCGTGAATGCGACCTACGGCGTGCTGCTCGAGATGGGAATCGGCGTCACGGGCCCAACGGGTGCGGGCAGCGCATCGGGCAACGTCGCCGACAGGGCCACGCTCAAGGCCATTGCCGCAGCTGCTCGTTACGACGGGCAGCTCGTCATGGTGTTGACGGATAACTCGCTCTGGCGCTTCAACGCATCGAGCACGGCGGCTGCTGACGGCGCCGACGAACTCGTTTGCGTACCCGGCGCCGGTTCGGGTCGCTGGATTCGCGCGGACAAGGCGTTCATCGCGCGCATTCCGATCTCGTTCGCGAACACCGACAACCAAACCATTTGGACGGTTCCCACGGGATTCGTTCTCAAGCTGACAGCTCACCCCTTCTGGGACGTCGCCGTGGGATTCACCGGCGGATCATCGAGCGCCATCGGCGTACACGCGAGCGACAGTGGGTACACCTCCAAGGGCGATTTGATCGGCGGCGCGGCCGGCGACGTGGCGGCCACGCTCGTTGCGGGTCTGACGGCCGGCACCGCAGGCGGAAAACTCGACACGGTCGCGCACCTGCAAGGGCTGCTGTTGCAGGCGGCGGACACGCTCAAGTTCGACCGCATCACGTCCGCGTTCAACGCGGGGTCCGGATTCGTCTGCGTACCCGTCACTCAGGTTGTGCCGTAACGGCGCGTTGAAAAGGACACACGGCTATGGCTGCAATCACTCCATCGTTCACGTTTGATCTCGAATCAAATATGCGCACCATCACGTCTCGTGAGTACGAGCGGCTGACGCGCAATCTCTGGTGGACACGCGTCGGAAAGCGCATGTCCTCGCAGTCGAAGAAAGAGCGGCTCTCGTGGCTGCTCGATACTGCGAAGATCGAGCGTCCCCAGGGACTCAAGGGCGGTCAAATCGCATTCGAAGACATCGTGGCTGTCACGATGGAGATCGAATCGCTCAACGCCAATGCGGGTTTGAAGCTGAAGAAAGAGCAGCTCGAAGACCTCGACGGCAACGGCATTCAACTCGCGACACACTGGTCACGGCAGATGGGCGCTTATGCCGCCTACTGGCCACAGAAGTGTATCGCCGACGCAATCCGTACCAACCCCGTTGGATACGACTCGAAGGCGTTCTTTGCGACGGATCACCCGCTGAATCCGTACAACACGGGCGCGGGGACGTATAAGAACATCTTCACGTCGACGTCATCGGGCATCTACCCCGGCGCAGTACCGATCGATACGAGCGTGACGGTCGACACCGCGATTCAGAACGTCGCGAAGGCGATCGCGTACACGGCATCAATCGCGATGCCAAATGGTCTCGATCCTCGCTTCTTGCGCGTCGGTGGAATCATGGTTCCCCCGGCCCTGGTCGCACGAGCACAGCAAATCACGAATGCGAAGTTCATCGCGCAAGCGGCGGGCAGCGCAGCGGGCTCGGGTGACGTCGAAGCGGTCGTGCGTAACTTCGGATTCGGACAGCCGATCGAGGCACCCGAACTCGGTAGCGCATTCGGCGGTTCCGACACCACGTGGTACCTGCTCATGGAAGAGATCACGAGCGACGAACTCGGCGCGTTCATCTACGTCGACCGCGAGCCGTTCTCGGTCGTCTACCACGGTCCGATGACCGACGCGGAACTCGCTCGCAAGCGTGAGTTCCAGTGGACCACCGAAGGGCGAAACGTCGTGTCTCCAGGGCACCCGTTCCTCTTATTTCAGTGTCTGGCCGCGTGAGTTGAACCGTGAGCAGCGTCCCATATTTAGACCTAAACGGCTTCAAGGGTCTCACCGTCATGCCGGCATCGGACGTGGACGGTATCGAGACCTCTGCGCCCGGTTGGATCTTGGGACAGCTGACTTACTGGTCCAGTCAGATCGATTCACGTCTCGCCAAAAGATACGCCGTGCCATTCCCGTCCCCGTACCCCACCGCGGTGACGGGATGGCTCGCGCGCATCGTCACGCAGCGCCTATACATCAAGCGCGGCGTCGACTCGACTGACGCGCAGTATCAAGTCATTGCCGACGACGCCAAGGAATCGTGGGCCGAGATCAAAGAAGCAGCCGACGCGGTCAATGGACTGTTCGAGCTTCCTTCTCGAGCCGACGTAGATGCGGACGGCGTCGTGCGCGGCGGCCCCGTCTCGTACTCCGAAGCGTCGCCGTACGTCGGGTGGAACGTCCAGGGCAACACCGGCCGCAACGAAGACTCGAACGGGAGCGGTACTCTTGGCTGAGGCGATCACAGCCCTACGCCAGCAAATCGCGCGCATCCGTGCCATTCCCGGCATGATCGAGCGTATTGCGCCCGAAGCCGTGAAGGCGGTCGACGCGGAACTCAAGCGCACGATTGCCGCGGGCGAGTCTGCGGACGGCAAAAAATGGAAGCCAACCAAGGACGGTCAAGCCCCGCTGAAAGACGCGGCGAGCGCGATCGACGTTGAGATCGTCTCGCACTCGCAGCTCGGCACCGTCATCGCGGCCACGCTTCACGGTCCCGAGGCGCGCCATCATTTCGGTTGGGTCAAGGGTGGCATTGCTCGCCCGATTCTCCCCATCAAAGGGCTCCCCGACGCGATCGCGACGAAGATCACGAAGGCGCTCGAGCGTGAGTTTCACAAGACGATGGGCGGTGCCTGATGGCGATCGTCTTCGCAGTCACCGACCTAATGGACAAGGTCGTCGCTCGCTTCGCCACACTCGGCATGAACACGCCACAGTTTTTCGGATGGCGCGAGCCGACGAAACAACACCCGTTGCCGTGCATCGTGTGGGTTCCCGGTGACGACGAAAGCGGCGACATGGGCGCGGTCGTCGGTGCGAGATACCCCGGCAAGCTGACCGAGCGGCCGGTGTTGAACCTCGATGAACTCGTGACCGTGTACATCGAGAGTGTCGACACGACGGCGCCCGAGAACGAGCGAGCGCAGTACGAGTCAGTCCGCGCCCTGTTCGACGCATGGGTCAGCGCGATTCACTACGTCGCGCATGGCACGTTCAAATTTGATTCTGATCCCGCTTGGTTGATCGAGAAGAAAGAGCGTCGATACGGCGCCGCGATCCGCGTTGTGCTCACGGTGCAGGCCGTGATTCCGGACGCGGCCGTTGCGACGGCGCCGGTCGATACGGGCGCGAGTGTGACGCCCGCCCTTGAGTACCCCGGCGATCCGCCGGTTGACATCGTGGATGACAATGTTCCCGACGTGATCGCGCCGGGTGGAGACTAACCATGGGCGTTCCCGCCGTAAATCAAACCGAACTAGACGGCTCGCTTGGAATCCTGCCGCCATCGTCGGGCGAACTTCTGACCATCGTCGGATGGTCGAGCGCTGGGCCGATTGCGACACCGGCGACGTATGGGAGCGTTTCGTCTCTCGTCGGCGATTTCGGCTCGGGCCCGATGGTGGAAGCCGCGGCCAGACACATCGACCAAACGGGTAACCCTGTTTGCGTGTGCCGCTCGGATAAGACGACAGACGGCGCCTACGGATCGATCACGCAGACCGGCACCGGTCTCTGCGTTGTGACGGCGCATACGGCGACGAAGCCATACGACGATTATGAAGTGCTCATCAATGTCGTGCTTGGCGGCACGGTCGGGACGGGCCCCGTCACACTTCAGTGGTCGCTCGACGGTGGTCGTAACTTCGCCCCGCCGGTGTCGCTTGGTGTTGCAACGACGTATCTGATCGCCGACGGCAACGTTCAAATCGATATGACGTCGGCGACGCTGGTCACCGGCGACACGATCTCGTTCCGTACGTCGGCGCCGATCCCGAACGCAACGCAGCTCGGTGCGGCGATCGATTCGCTCCGCACCACGACGATCAACATCGGCATCATCGAGATTGCGTGTCCGATCGATACGACGCTCTTCGACCAGATAGAGACGTCGATGGCCGCGCTCTATGCCATCTTGAAATTCAAGGCGTGGGTGGGTTCGATCCGCACGCCGAACCTTGCGGAAAGCGAATCGAGCTACCTCGCGGCGCAATCTGGATTCGCATCGAAGGCTACCAAAATCGGCGAACTGTGCGCGGGTGCGTGCGAGTTCGTGTCGGGCGTCAGCCGTCGCAAATACCGCCGTCCCCCGTCCTTCGTGCTCGCGTCGCTCGAGGCAACCGTTCAGGAACACATCGACATCGCGGCAATCTCGCTCGGGCCGCTCGTTGGCGTATCAATCACGGACGCCAACGGCAATCCGAAGCATCACAACGAGCTTTTGAATCCCGGTCTCGATGACGCCCGGTTTTCAACCCTTCGCACGTGGGTCGGTCGACAAGGCGTGTTCCCGACGCGACCCCGCATCTTCTCGAGTGCCGGATCAGACTTCTATCTGATGCCGCATCGACGCGTGATGAATCTCGCGCGAGCGACCACGCACGCGTATCTCGAGCTTCGTCTCTCGAAGCCGGTCGCGGTCAATCCCGTCACCGGATTCATCCTCGAGGAAGAGGCGCTCGAGATCGAAGCCGGCGGCAACGCGGCCCTTGCGGCCGTCCTCGGTCAGGCACCGAAGGCGAGCGCGTGGAAGATGGTGCTCTCGCGCACCGACAACATCATTTCAACCAAGACGATCACGGTCACCACGCGGATCACTCCGCTTGGTTACCCCGAATTCATCTCGGAATCGATCGGGTACACAAACCCGGCGCTTTCGATTCAATCCACGTGATTCGCGGCTGAAAGGAAGCGGCAACGATGAGTGACAGCGTACGAGTCAATGGGTTGATGTTCGATTGGTCGTCGATCGTCTTCAAGATCAACGGGCAGCGGTATTACAAAATCAAGGACATCGATTTCGGCGACGGGATGGAACAAGTTTTGGTGTACGGCATGGGGAAGAATCGTTCCCCCGTCGGACGCACGCGCGGAAAGTACGTTCCGAAGCCGGTCGCAATCACCTTCATGGCGGACGCGGCCGAAGCGGTTCGCGCGGACCTCGGAAACCTCGCCGGTACGCGTGGACTCTCGGCCGTCGCAGTCAACATCCTGTTGCAGCGCATCGAGACGGACGAAGGCCCGACGATCACCGTAGAGATCAACGGGTGCACGCTGACCGAGAACGCCAACACCGACAGCGAAGGCGCGGACCCAAGCGAAGAAAAACTCACGTTCCAACCGTTGACCATCAAGCGCAACGGTCGCGCGCTCTATGACACGTCGGCACCGGGGGCGTGATGAGCGACGCGGGGAAAAAGTCGGAGTCTGAACTGCTCGCCGAGGAATACGAAGCGGCGACGAAGGCGCGTGAAGCACGGCTCAGGGCGGCCGAGACCGACCCGGCTGCATTGCGTCTGAAGATCGCCAACGTCAAAGCGCTTGACGAGTGCGAGCAAAAACACGGCGTCGTCGCGAGTCACGAGACCTCCGACGGCATCGTGATCGTGCGTCGTCCCGAAATGATGCGATGGCGCAAGTACCAAGCGGTCACCGGGAAGCTTCTCGGTGAGGGTAGCGAGTCGGCTAACGCGAAGTTCTCCGACGAAGCGCACAAGATGGTCGCTTCGTGTCTCGTGCATCCGACGAAGGAAGCCTTCGAAGCGATCGCCGAGAAGTTCCCGGGCGTCTCGATGATCCTGGCTGGAAAACTCGCCGACCTCGCGGCGGGGAGGGACGCGGAAGCCGTAAAAAAATAGCCACGCTCTACAAGAGGGCGCGCGAGCGAGAAGGAGACCTCGTCGCGGCCGATTGCCTCGTTGCGTTGGTAGAGCGCGAGCCCGACGACGAGCACGAGTGGCAAGCGTGGCGAGAACGAGCGTTGGTGGGCGGATTGTTGGTGAACGAGCTTCGTAGGGTCCTAACCGAGAAACCATGAGCGGCGACGTAACAGCAACATTCGCGGTGCAGCTCAAGGACGAAACGTCCAAGCCGGCTGCCGACGCCACGAATTCGCTCGAAGCCCTTCGCGCCAAGATGGAAGAGGACACGAAGGCGCTGCGCGGGATGCAACAAGCGCTCGGCAAGCTCAAAGCCGGGCAGCTCGGCACATCCGACGCGGCCAAGGTGCTCAAGGGCAAGATCGCCGAGCAAAAAGCCGCCATCGGTAAGGCGCAACAGGAAATGATTAACCTCGGTGGCTCGTTCACCGCGACGGCGAAGAAAACCGAAGCCGGCGGCGGGGCCATGTCGAAGTTCAAAGAGGTCCTCGCGGCATCGGGGCCGAAGGGTCAAGCGCTCGCGGGCGTGCTCGAGGGTGTCGGCGCTAAAACCGCGTCGATGAACATTGCCGCAGTTGCCGCGGCCGGCGCATTCCTCGCGCTTGCGGCTGCGATCGCCGTCGCCGTTGTTGCACTCGTGAAATACGGCATTGCAACGGCTGATGTTCGTCGACAAGAAGCGCTACGGCTCGAAGGCATGCTTCGATTGCGGAACGCGCACCACGTCGTGACCGCTAGCTCGAACGAGCTGCAAACGGCGATCGACGGCGTCTCGAGTTCGTCTGCGTTGTCGCGCGAGCAGGTGGGCTCGTGGGCCGAGTCGATCGCGCGGACGGGAATCCGAGGGCAGCAGCTCAATGAAATACTTGAGGTCACGGCGTCAACGGCTAGCGCTGCTGGCGATGCGGCGGCGGCACGCTTTCGAGATCAAGCCATTTGGGCGGCACGCACAGGACAGAACGTTTCCGCGTTGGCTGGACGTTGGCGCGCGGCATTCGGTGACATCGCACGGCGTCAAGCGAACGGCCTAGACCGCCAGATGGCGCGGCTGCACGAAAACTTCACGCAACTGTTTTCGGGCATTCGACTCGACGGCTTTCTCGACGGCTTGAACAAAGTCCTATCGATCTTCTCGCAGTCGTCGGCGGCGGGCCGAGCGCTCAAGCAAATCATCACCACCATGTTCAACCCCTCGCTCGATGCGGCGGGGCAGTGGGGCGATGGAATCGCGGACGCACTCAAGCGCGTCGTGTTGTGGACCATCCGAACCTACAACATGTGGCTCGAGTTCCGCATTGCGGTTCGCGACGCGGTTCGCGGCGCACGGCGGTACTGGCACGAGTTCGTCGACGACATCTCGCAGGTCAGCCACATCGCGGACGCGATCGTGAACGGTCTCGTCGGGCGATTGCGTGCGATCTGGGGCCGCGTCACGGATACGGCTCGCGATCTCGCGCACTCGCTGACCGGTGTGTTCACAGACGTGTGGGAGATTCACTCGCCGTCGCGTGTGTTCGCCAATCTCGGCGAGCAAATCCCGCGCGGCATCACGCAAGGCATCAATCGCACCGCGCCGCAAGCGTCGGAAGCGGCGGCGTCGGCAATCGCAATGCCAGACGCACCCGACGGCGGCAACGGGGCTCGTCGTGGCGCCGCGGCGACCACAGTGACGTTCGGCGACGTGCACATTCACCCGAGGGCCGGCGACACGGGCCAGTCGCTCGCCAGGGACTTCATGAACGAGGTCGCGTCGCTGCTCGAGGGCACGGCGATCCAGATCGGCGCCGCGGTGCCGACATGACATTCAATCCCCTTCGCAGTCCCGTCGACTACATCGTCCTTTCCGGGAAGCAATCGCCCGGTATCGCCACGCTTGCGGGGTGGGAAGACGTCCGCAAATGGGATGAGCGCCGCGGCTATGCGATGTCGGGCGCGAACCTTCTTTACCGTGGACGCCCGCTCGCTCGAGGGACCGTCTCGTTTTACTTCACGACCGATGCGGACTTCGACGCGTGGCGCACGTTCAAGACGCTACTGCAACCACCCCCGCCGATGACCATTTCGACGACGGGATTGTTCCCGGTCGTGCGGGCGCGTGTGCTCTCGATCGTTCACCCGCAACTCGACGAGATCAACGTGCACCGCGTCGTGATCGAGAAGGTTGCGCAGCCGACGCAAGACGATTCCGGCGGGTGGACCGTGGTTGTGAGCATGATCGAGTGGAATCCGCCCGCTCGAGCACTGTCCCGACCGACGGCTCCCGCGGCTGCACCGGCACTCACGGGCATTGACCGCGATTTGAACAACGCCACGACGCAAACGCAGAACTTGCGACGGGAGATCGACGAAGGATGACGGCGATTGCGCGCATAGGCGACAAGCTCGTGACACACGCCGTGATCCGCGTCCCCGCGTTCGGGCCGTGGTACGCGGACGTGGACGTCGACAACGCAGATTTGAGCGGCCGGCAGACGCTAACCATCGGGAACACCAATTTCGTCGGGACCGTCGACCCACGATTCAACGGAACGTTTGCGACCCACCGAGGATTGCGGCTTGTGGCCGGCGCCAACGGGTGGGGAACGATCCTGCCGCCGAAGAGCTATCACAACGACGGTGGCGTGCGAGCGAACAACGTCGCCATCGATGCCGCGCGTGAAGCCGGTGAGACACTGTCGACGTTCTCGCCGTCACAAGACACCGTCGGCAACGATTTCGTGCGCCGTGCCGGCGCCGCGTCCATCGCGCTCGAGCAAGCCGCGGGCACGTCGGCATGGTGGGTCGATTACGACGGCAACACGCACGTCGAGGCGCACCCCGCAACGACGCCCGCTGCAAGCGCGTACGAAGTCGACACCGTTGACCCCCGTGCGAACGTCGTCGAGTTCGCTTGCGACGATGCTGGGGCCGTTCGCGTCGGCGCCACGCTGACCGAGCGTCTCGACGCCCCCGTTGTGGTGCGGGAACTTGAAATCACCGTCGGCGAGACCGTGCGCGTCAAGGCGTGGTGCTCGAATGTGGACTCGGCACGGGGTCGGATGATCAACGCGCTGAAGGCGATCGTCGACCGACAGACCGCGGGGCACCTTTGGGGCGTGTCTCGATACCGCGTCGGCCAGATGAACGGAGACCGGTACGAACTCCAGTCCGTTCGCCGCGGCGTGGGGCTTCCCGACGTCATCCCGTGTTCGGCATGGCCGGGCGTGTCGGGCTCGCACTCGATCCCCCAGAATGGCGCCGAGTGTCTCGTGCAGTTCATCGACGGCGACCCCGGTCAACCGATCGTGACGCACTGGGCGGGTAAGGACGGCGTCGGATGGATTCCCACCGAAGCGATTCTCGCGGCGTCGAGTCTCGTGCGTCTCGGATCGGCAACGGCCAACCGTGCGCTGGCGTTGGCGACTGAAACCAAAGACAGGCTGGATCGTCTGCAAATTGCGCATGACAACCACATTCACGCGTTCACTGGTACCGGAACGGTCGGCGCGGTCAATCTTGCCGTGGGCACGCTCGGCCCCATCGACTCCGCAAGGGTGGTGACCGATGGCTGAACTCGGCTACGGGCTCGACCTCGTCGGCTCCGACGATTTGACGGCGACCATGGATCAACACACCGATCCAAACTCGCCGCTACTCATCGTCGAAGCTATTTTCCGCATGCTCGAGACTCCGCTCGGGGGATTGATCGACGACGAGCATTACGGGCATGACGTCCGCGAGATTCTGAACACCGGACACACCGACGCGTCGATTGCGTCGGCGGCGAATGAGATTCGGGCCGCGGTCGAGCGTGATGATCGAGTGTTGTCCGCGACGGTCACCGTCACGCCCGGCGGCACGCCGTTCGCCGAAACACTTTCGATCGACATCCGTATCGAGCCCGCCGATCCGACGACGGGCGCATTCACGATGACTCTTCTGGTCACGAGTGCCGAAGTCATTCTCGAGGCAATGGCCGCATGAATCTCTCCGACCTCACTACCCCGCCCACGTCCGACGAGGTCAAGACGTCGATTTACGACAAGCTCGCCGGCTATGGCATCGATGCGACTGCATGGAAGCCGGGCGCGTGGATGCGCACCATCATCGCCGTCGTCGCGGTTGTGTTCGCCGGTCTGTGGTCTCTCGTGGCGTCGGTGGCGGCGTCGGGCTTTCTCACGCTGTCGACGGGCGACTGGCTGACCCTCGTTGCGCGCTACGTGTACGGCGTCGAACGCGACACGGGCTCGTTTGCGTCGGGTAACCTCACGTTCGACAACGCGAGCGGCTTTGTCTACACGGGCAACGCGGGCGATCTCACCGCGCTGAATCCCACGACGCTCAAGACGTACAAAAACACGGCGCCGTACACGATCGGCGCCATGGCCACGGGTGTCGTGATCCCGTTTCAAGCCGTGGAACTCGGTGGCGCGTCGACGTCGACCACGAACACAATTACGGCGCTCGCAACACCGCTGACAGGCGTCACCGTCACGAATGCGGCCCCGCTGGTCGGCAATGACCCCGAAGCGGACGACGCGCTGCGCTTGCGGTGCGAAGAAAAGCCCGCATCGCTTTCGCCGAACGGTCCGAAAGACGCTTACGCCTACTTCGCGCGCGCCGCGATGTTGAACGGCGTCAATTGCGGCGTCACACGGGTCAAAACAATCGCTGACGGTATCGGTGGCCTCGATATCTACGTTGCCGATGCCTCGGGGACTCTCACCGGTACCGTCGGCGATCTCACGTCCAAGCTCGGCGTCGTGGACGACGATATTCAGACGCAAGTGGCACCCCAAGCGATCACGGCGCGGACACACTCGGCGTCGGCGCACACGATCGCGGTGACCTACGAGCTTTGGATTGCGCGCTCCTCGATGCTTGACGCCGATGTCGAAGCGGCCGTTGCGCTGCAGTTGACGAAGTGGCTCGCGGCGTCTCCGATCGGCGGTTACGACGTCGGCGCGGGCGGGAAAATCTACGTTTCCGCACTCGAAGCCGTCATCGGTGCCACCGAGGGGATCAACGTGATTCGCGTCGCGGTTACGTTGCCGGCTGCAGACGTTTCGATTTCGTCGACGCAAGCCCCGGTTCTCGGCACGGTGATTGTGACCGCGCTGCATCAAATCGACTTGGGGGTCATATGACAACCCCGTCGACGCGGTTCAAATTCGAAGACCTCGCCGTCCGTGTGTCGCCCCCGTGGCTGCAACGCACGGTGGGCGGCGCGTTGATGCGGGCTTTCGGCGCCGTAATGGACGACATGCTCACCGATGCCGTGCAGGGCGTTGGGATGCGATTCCCCACCGACGTGGTCGCGGCGGACGCGCTCGCGTTGACGGGCAAAGAACGCCGAATGTTGCGGGGTCCGGCCGAGGCTTCGAAAACCTACGCCCGCCGCATTCGCCGATGGTGGGACGCGAACAAACTTCGCGGTGGCCCCTACGAATTGCTGCGCGAGTTCCAAGCGTACCTTACGGGCACGATCGATTCGCAAATCGAACTCGTCTACTACTCGGGCCAGCGCTACACGATCCCGCCCGACCCCGACACGACGATCACACGTGACTCCATCACGTGGGACGCGGACGGATCGGGACACTGGGCCCGCATTTGGCTCTTCCTCGAAGTCGAATCGGTGCTCGTGACCGACGCGGGCGAGACGATTGTCACCGATGCCGGCGACACGTTCGTGGCGTTCTACGGCGACCCTTCGGACCCCGACGTGTTGACCACGATCCCAAAGGACTGGGCCGCGGCGCACATCGAGCTGATCACGATCGTGCTTCTAACTGACAGCGAACGCCTCTGGGATTACCCGACACCCACAGATCAGACGTGGGACACGGGCACCGGCGGCACATGGGACGACGGCGCGACCGTCGTGACGGTGAGCCCGTAACATGCCAGCGAACATCACAGACGTTTCAACGTTCACAGACCCGATCCAGGAAATGGCGGGGTCCGATCCGCTCAACAAGACGTACGTGTACACGGCGTTGCAGGGCCTCGCGAATCGCACGCGGTTCCTCAAGGACAACAAGGTCGATTTGACCTCGGGCAACTACCTCTGGAAAGGCGGTCTACCCCCGTCGCTTCGGTGGATCTCGAACACGCAAATCGAGGTCGGCGCATGCGCCGGGCTCATCGTGAACGGTGTGTCCCATGACTCGGGACTCGGCGCGACCACGTTGACGCCAACAATCGCGTCATCTACCTGGTACTACGTCTATGCGTACGACAGCTCGGGGACGCTGACTTACGAGGTCACGATCAACGCCCCCGACGCGACGTTGACCCACGAGAGCACCGACGCGACGCGGCGCTACATCGGCTGCTTTCGCACGGACGACACCGCGCACGTGTTGCCGTTCCGAATGCATAACCGGCGGTACATTTACCGGTGGTCCGCGAGAACCGATAACACTTTTTGGCAGTCGCTCACGGCGGGCGCATCGACGGGCGGCACGGCGATCTTCCTCCTCGACGGCGTCTCGGCGACGAGCCTGCTACCGCCGCACGCGCGAATCGCAATCGTGCAGCTACAGACATCGAACGGGTCGGGCGGCATCGCGACGGCGTCGCTCACCACCAACGGCGATTCGGGCACCGGATTTCAAACCGTGTCCGACGCGGGCCAGTACACAAGCGACGTGTTCGAGATCGAAACGGACTCGAATCGCGAGCTGCACTACATCACGTCGAGCGCGAGCAATCACGTCAACGTCTTCGTTATGGGGTACGTCGAATGACAACGAAGAGAATCACCGACCTCGTTGAACTCACGACCGAGGATGACGGCACCGACGTTCTCGCGATCGAGGACATTTCGACGGGGACGACGAAGAAAATAAAGCTATCGACCCTGCTCACGTGGATCGCCGCGCAAAACAACAACTGGCAGGCGCAACAGGATTTTCAAGACGTCGTCGCGGTCGACACGATTTCTCCCGAGAACGCGGCCGGCGTCACGATCCAGGGAAGCTGGACGGACTTTCTCGGTCCCGTGAAGGCCGACACGATCGAGACGCACACGGCGAGCGGAAACCTCACCGTCAAGGTCGGGAACGCATCGAACGAGATACTTTTCGAAACCGGCGCCGGTAGTGAGTTCGCTCGGCTGAAGTACACGTCGGGTTTGTCACTCGGCGTCGCCGTCGATCTCAACAACGCGGGCGTGCTTCTGCCCTACGCGGGCGGCGGCATCTACTGGACGAACGGCGGCGGCACGGCGACGGCTGGAATCACGGCGACGACCGGCGACATGAGCTTTTGGGCGCTCAAGTCGACCGCGAAGACTCAATTCCAGCTCGGTTCTGGCGGCTTCTACGTCGTCGACCTCTCGATCAACACCCTGCTCTCGGTCGACACAACGAGCGTCGTTGCAAACGTGCCGGTGAAGCTCCCCAGCTACACGACAACGCAACGCGACGCGCTCGCATCGCCGGCCGCGGGGTGGACGATCTTCAACAGCACGACCGGGAAACTCAATTTCTATGACGGTTCCGCGTGGCGGGCCGTGACGAGCACGTGAGGGTGAAATGCAAACGGTAGGAAACGGACCGATCTACGATTCAGCGTTCGCGCCGATGGATTCGACCACCCAAACCGTTGTCGGTTCGGCGTCGACGGCGTCTGCGTATCTGAAACTCGCGCCGGGCATCTACTCGGTGTCGCTACGCGGTGCCGATTCGACGTGTCACGTCTACTTCTCATTCGGCGCCGACAGGACGGTGACGGCAGCAGAACCGACGGCACACGCGAGCGGCGACGACGCGAGCAACGACACGAACGGTCCGAGCATGCGTGGTGACCAAATCGAGCGAATCACCGTCACGGCGGCATTGCCTTATGTGGCGTTCATTCTCTCGAGCGGTGCGACGTCGAACAAACTGAACTTCACGAAGCTGGCATGATTCGCGCGAGACTACGATCACACGTCACCGGTGCACTTCCGCTTGTGCGGACGCTGCTCGCGGCTGACTTTTCGACGCTGTCGGCGGGCTCGAATGCCTCGTTGCCCGGTGGGTTGTCGTTTGCTCGAGCGGACTCGTCGACGTGCGCGACGGTGCAGACAGGCACGAGCACGGTATCGAGCACGATCGCAGCAAACCTCGCTCGAGGCGGTCGTGCGCTCGACGCCGATCCCATCGCGCTTGTGATCGAGCCGGCTCGGACGAATGTCGCGATTAATAGCCACCAAGGATCACTCTCCGGATGGAATGCCGGCACCGCGACACGAACCACGGGACAGACAGGTCCCGACGGTTCATCGAACGCAGTTCGCTTCACGGCCACATCGGGACAGTTCTCGCACTTTCTGCAGCCGTCCGGATCGAATGGCTCATACACGTTTTCGGAGTGGGTAATCCAGGCCACTGGCGGTGCACTGTCGCAATTCGTCGGCGGGGTGAACGGCATTTCGTCACCGACGCTAGATCAAGTCGCAGTCTCGACCGTCGGGGCTACGTGGCAACGCGTTTCAGCGACACCCGTGCATTCGCACTCGACGTCGGTGCTCGTGATCGTTCCCGCGGACGGTCGCAATTGGAGCACGTCGCCACCGAGTGGCATCGGTGCCGGCGCACGTGACGTCATCGTCGATTACGTCCAGGCGGAAATCGGCTTGTGGGCAAGCGAGGGGATCGTCTCGGGCGCATCGGCGACGACGCGGGCAGGCGATCGTCTGTATCACGCGACCGGCACCGTCATCGTCCCGCATGGACGTATCGCAATGCACTTCGTCACGCAGTTCAAGCACTCGCCAGCGAACGCAGACGCGGCGTTTAGGCTCTTCACCGATCACGGCGACGCGACGACCTACGCCGAAGTTTCCACCGGCGGCGTGCTTACCCTCTCGATCGGCGGCGTCACGAACACGACCGCGGCCATGTCGTGGGCGGCGGGTGACGTCGTCGAAATGTGGGTCTCGACGGGCGGCGGGCGAGGGACTGTCGTGCAGTACGCTGTCAACGGTGGCGCTGTCACAACACTCACGATCACGGGTAGCTCGCTCGGCACGTGGACGCCAGCGGGCGCAATCGATCTGTTCTGCGATGCATCGTCGGCCAAACAACCTGGAATGCGGCTTCGGTCGCTTTCATTCAGTGGGTGAACCATGAGCGCACCATTTCAAGCGGCGACGGCAGAGGAACTTCGCAACACGTGGCCCATGAACCAAGTGCTTGCGGCACTCATGGCGGCGCGTGGGTACGTGTTCGACGCGACGAACACCAACCCCGACGACGGCGTGTTGACGATCAAACCGACCGGCTACCCGAACGGCGGCGCGTGGGTTCGTCAGCTTGACGGCTACGTGAGTGCGAAAGAGTTCGGCGCACGCGGCGACGGCACAACGGACGACACGGCGGCGATTCAAGCCGCGATTAATGCGCACGGGTGGGTATTTCTGCCGGCGGGCACGTACAAAGTTACTGGGCTCACGTTGCCGTCCGACCGAGCCTCGATTCGCATCGTAGGGCATACGGGCACGACACAGGGAGCGGACAAGCGCTCCGTACTGCTCGCCGCGGCGAACTCGATGTCGATTCTTACGATCTCGAGCCAATCGACGAGCGGGCCACCCGAACTCGTCGTAATCGAAGACCTCACGCTCGATAGCACCGGGCACACCGGCGTGACTGGCCTCCACATGAACAAGGGCCAGAACATCGAAGTGAATCGCGTCACGGCGACGTACTGCGCCGACGGGTTTTTGATCGACGGCACCGCGGCGGCTTCGAACAATCGACTCGAAAACGTCTACCTTCGCAGCTGTCAGACCTTCACGTGCACGCGCGGCGTTTACCTGAACGGCAACGCGTCGGTGTCCGGTGCGCTCGGCGGTCTCGTTCTCGTCAACCACACGTCCACGTCAGACGCGACGGGAGTGAAGATCGACGGTTCTGGCGGCATCGCGCCGAACGAGATTCAGGGCGGAAACATTCAAGCGTCGACGGCGTACGGACTTCAGGTCATCAGCGCAGAGGTCGAGGTATCATCGGTCTACATCGAGGTAGTCAGCGGCGACAGTCTCAACGCGTCGAGCGGCGCACGAGTAACTACGCGCAACTGCGATCTAGGTAACCCCGTTGTCGACTCGACGTCTATCATCACGGGCGATCAGTCGTACATGAATTCGCTCGGCGTTCTCGGTACGCCGCAGCGCATCGGGCAGATTTACGACGACTATCAGAGTCACCAATCGTGGGGACCTCCGAATCTTGGGGGCAGCGGCGTCGTGTACCAGTCGGGCGCGAAGGTGATCGACCGCATGGGCGTCGAGTGGCTGTGTGTGACGGCCGGCACGAGCGGTAATTCGGCGTTCATTGCACCTGGCGGCAGAATCATTCGCCCGTTCACCTATGCGGAAGTCCTGAACGGAAACCTGCTCTGGTACCCGCAGAAAAAGTTCATTCTGCGACGCGTCGCGATCGTGGTGACCACGGACTTCTCGCAGACGTCTGACATCTGGTTTGGCACGCTGCTTAACAGTCACTCCGACGACATTCTCGCGCTTGCGCAGTTGCCGTACACGGGACTCGTGACGGACTTCACCGCGGATGCCGTCAACAACGCACAGAGTTACGCGCTGCTCAAGTCCGGCACGACCCCGCCACTCATGCAGGGAACGATGCCGGTCAACGCTGGGAGCATTCCGGCGGGCTCGAAAATCTCGGTGTTCAAAGACGGCACGGTGACCGCCGGGGCCGGCGTCTTGATCATCGAAGGGACGTATCTCGGGCTATGAGCGCGATGCTGCTCGCACTCACGATCCCGGACGGATGGATGCCGCTCATACTGCTCGGCGTCGGCGGGATCATTTGGCTGACGAAATGGATCGGCAACAAAGAAGTGCCGAACACCACGCTCGACGCCAAGCTCGATGCCCACCGCGCGGAGTCGAAAGCGAACTCGCTCGAGGCAAAAGAGCAGTTGCGGGATGTGGGCGCAAAGGTCGAGAAAATACTAGAGACGCAAGGCCAGCACGGCGGCTCGATCGCGCTTCTAGACGAACGCACACGCGGTCACGGCGCCGAGATCGATGCGCTACGTCGTCGCGTTTCCATGGGCACGATGCCGGCGATTGACCCGACGGCAGAACGACAGACGGGCCGATACCCACCGGTGAAGAAATGACTACCTCGAAATTCCCGTTGACGAGCATCACCGTCGAACGGCCCGACATCGACGCAATGGAGATCGAGGCGCGGGAGGCGATCATGACGTGTCAACACGTCGACATCGCCACGTGTCTGGACTGCAAAGCCCCGCGCAACCTGCTCTTGCTGTGTGGGTACACGCGATCGCTCGAACACCGCGTGATCCGTCTCGAGGGCAAGCACGAGGAAAACCGCGCCGAGATCGAGAAACTCAATCACGCGTTGACGGCGATCGACGAGCGAATCCGAACCCAAGTCGCCGAAGCCGTCGCACTCGCGTTGAAGGTGGTGAAGCCATGACGATTCCCAACGTGCTCGTCGGTCCGCTGGCGCAACTCGCATTCGCGGGACTCGCCGCACTCGTCACGTATCTCACGTCGCTCATCCGAAAGCGCGTGCACTCGAAGCTGGCGGGAGACGCTCTCACCGCGTTGACGTCTCTCGCCGGCACTTGCGTCGCCGCGGCCATGCAGGCACGCGTCAAGGATTTGAAAGACGAGAACAAGCCGGGGAAGTGGACGGCCGAAGCGGGTCTCGCGATCCGTGGCGAAGTTCTCTCGCAACTGAAAGCGCTCGGCGGCCCGATGTGGCGACAGCTCGTGACGTTGAAGCGTCTCGACTCGCGATCCGTCGACGAACTCTTACTCGCGCTCATTGAATCCAGCGTTGCGCAACAGCACGCACTCGGGGAGATGAAATCTTGAAACTCTACACGACCATTTTGTTGATGCTCTTTTTCCACGGATGTGCCGCGTCGCAGCATCCCAACCGCACGTGGGACCAAGACGCCCGCATTGCCACGAACGGCGCCGCGCACCTGCTAGCCGGTGTCGATACCGCCGTCGCCACGCGGTACACGCAAGAGCAAGCCGACGCTGGAAACCTTGACGCGCTCGACGCGCGATTCGCGCGGGTGCACACAGCCGAGACCGCTGCACGCCAAGCACTGCTCGCCGCCGAGCATGCCGTCGATGCAGCGGTGAACTCAGGCATCGCCGGTGACAGGTGTCACGCCCGCGACCTCATCGTCGCGTTGAATGCGCCGGTGCACGAAGCCATGCAGGCGATCGACGAAGCCGGAATCACCGTCTCGTCGACCGAGGAAGAAACCGTCACCAACATTGCAACAGCAGCCGCGGCCCTTGCGCCGTCGTGCGGGAGTTCGTCGCCATGAATCCAGAAGACCTGACCGCCATCGCCAATTTCGCCGAGCTACTGTTCAAGATCGGCGTAACCGAGGCACCCGCGATAGAGGATATGTTCCGTCGCGCATTCCAGGGGACCGATCCGCTCGCCGGGCTCGAAACCGAGCGCGTTGAGAACATCCTGCCCGAGCTGCAACTGGACGTGGCCATGCGTTCGGCGCGGCTCGCGCGAATGACGCTGTTGCAGGTCGACACGGGCTCGGATGCGTTGCGGTCGCAGCGATGATCGTTTTCGCGCTCTATCTGGCGTGTTCGCGTTTGCGTGATCCAGCGCCAACCGTTCCCGATCCCGTGTGCCTCGGCTATCCGCCGGGGTTCATGCGGTCGCCCAGAGGGTCACGACGAGAACGAGACGAGCGGCGGCGGCAAGCAAAGCAGGCGTGCAAGTGAGCCTCGTCGTCGACGGCGCCGCGGTCGAGATCGCCGGACTGTGGACCCGTTCGTTTCTCGACGACCCGTCGCTGAGGCTAGCGAGTGAAGACTACGCCAAGCGGCCCCGTGTCCGAATCCGCTCGATCGTGCTCCATACGACCCAAGGCATTTGGCCGCAAGTCGTGTGGCCCGGCGGCGGCAAACCCGGTGGGGCCGCGGCGAACGTGAATTATTGGCGCAACGATCACAAGTGCGCTTCGTCACATCTGCTCATCGACGGCGACGGCACCGTCATGTGCGCGGCCGATCTTTCGCTCGAGCAGACGTGGCACGCGACGGCGATCAACCCCTACTCGATCGGAATCGAAACGGTGCAGCGCTCCGACGGCTCGCTCTATCACGCGCAGATCGAGGCACTCGTCACCCTCGTCGATTGGCTCACGGCCCGCTTTCGAATCCAACGCCAGATCCCCGACGTGTACCGCCAAGCGATCCCGCGGCTGATCGGGGGCGGGCGAGACTTCGTCGGGGTGTGCGGACATAGAGACCAGTCACGCGATCGTGGTCGAGGCGACCCCGGTGACGCCATGTTCGATGCACTCGGCGACGCGGGGTACGAGCGTTTCAATCTCGTCGCCGGGGCCGATATGCAGACGTGGAAAGATCGCCAAACCGCACTCGGATTCACCGGGACCGACGTCGACGGCGTGCCGCTCGATCAAACGTGTGACGCGCTCGCCAAGGCTGGCCACGTCGGCGGCTTGTGGGTGCCGAGAGAGAAGGAGACTGCGTAGTGTTACCGTCAATGCTGGTCGTGAGCCTGCTCGCGATCTATCCCCACACGCCCGCGCGAATGTGCATGGAACGGCGTCAGGTAGAGATCGGGCAACAGGCCACCGATGCAGCCGCGGCGACGGGTGTGCCGATCGAGCTGCTCGCCGCGGTTGGTTTTCACGAAAGCCACGTCGGGTGCGACGAAGCCGACTGGGGCGCACCGGTCGATCGTTTCCACAGACACATCGCGGGGACGCCGCTTCACGCCGCTCGAGCACTCGCCCGGTCGTATGAGGTGTGCGGCGATTGGCGGGGGGCTGTGACGCGGTTTCGGTCGGGGCTGTGCTCGTTGCCGGCGGGGGACGTGCGCAAGCACTACGTTGCGTCCGTCATGAGGCTCGCCGATCGGTTGCGGGCTACGGCTTCGCGGGAGTGACAGCGAACAAGATCGCGCGATCGTGCTCGATTTCGACGTGAATGTCTGGCGGGACGTGAAATAGCGTACCGTTCGAATGCTCGAGCGATAGGGCCACGCGCACATGGCTCCTGATTCGTTGTCTCGTCGTGTCGTCCACTTTCGAATAAAGCAGATGCTCGGCCGCGAGGAGCACACGGCGAGTGATCGCGTGAATATCGCCGCGGGCGTGCTCTTTGATCCACTCGAGCAACGGTTGCAGCCGTCCGGCGGTCGTCCAGAGATGCACCGAATCGGCGCCGCAGTCCCGGCAACGCGACGACTGGTATAGGTGATATGGCCAGTAGCGGCGGCACGCGTCGCATTTGAAGAATCGCGAATCGTCGACCATGCCCGCGTTATACTCCTTCCAATCCGTGCACGATCACGGAGGGGGTTCGGCCTTGCCGAGCGTGCCGACGGCCTGGGGTGCACCCTCGGGCCGTTT